GTCCTGAACGGTGACCCGGCCCAGTGCGACCTCCCGCCGGGCAAGGGTAACGGCATTGGCTGGCTGGCCGACCGGCTGCGTGGGCGACTGGCCGAGGTCGGTGTGGTGGAGCTGCGAGCGAACGACGTGGTGCGCTCGCCTCTTGTCAAGAAACTCGTGCCCCTGGTGGGCGACCCTTCCTGAGACAAGGAGAACGACATGAAGAACTGCACGAACGTCTGCGGAATCACGACCCGCGAGCTAACGGCCCTGGGAGGCCGCGAGCTGGAGGTGCGCCGCCCAAGCGGCAAGGTGCTCCAGGTGAGCCTCCAGGAGGGCCAGTACGTTGTCCTCGACCCCGAGACGGGGAACCGGACGGAGCACGGCACGCTCCAGGGTGCCAAGGAGGCGCTGCGCACCTTCAAGTGACGCTTGCCTTTTGTCCTCGGCCTCGGACAGAATTCGTTCGAGGTCGGGGCGGTTCCCGGCCTAACCAGAAATGGAGAGCATTATGGAAAACTACTACCGCATGACGATTCGAGACGGCAAGGTCTATAAAATGAAGCGCCGGCAGATCGGCGGATACTCCACCGACATGGCGGCTAAGAAATTCGAGTGGATCGTCTCGGGCGCGGCCAAGCCGCTCTTTGCTGGCAGCCGAGAAGAGTGCCTGGCCTACATCGCCGCTCAGGGCGCTGAATACCAAGCATGACCCGCCGCCCTGCTACCAGCAGGGCACCACCTCAGAAAAGGAGCACTACCATGACACACGAATACGCCTCCCCGACCAAGGCCCGCCTCTACAAGACCGCCAAGACCATCGATGCCATCGGCTCGATCCCGGCCAACACCTATGTGGCCGTCTCCCTGTCCCACACCGACTGCCTGGGCCGCAACATTTACACGATCAACACCGCGCTGGCCTCCGAGGAAGACGTCCTCGAAGAGCGCCTGACCTCCTTCTGCCTCTGACCTGGGAGACCACCATGGCCAACTACATCAAGACCCTCGAGGCCCGCGTGGAGGAGCTGGAGGCCCGCCTCCAGCAGAAGGCCAAGCTGGTGGCTGCCTTCCGCCAGCACCTCCTGTCGCCCAAGTTCTCCGGTCTCGACCCGGACGGCAGCCGCAAGGACTGGATCGCCACCGGCGACGTCCTCCGCTGGCTCGCCGAGCTGGAGCGCGAGTGAGCGCCAGCCGCCTGGGCGACCGGGCGGCAACTTTCTGCTGACAAGTGCTTGCCTTTTGCCTGCTGTGCTGACAGAATTCTTCTTACGGTCGGGGCGGTTCCGATCGAGAAATGGAGAAATGACATGAACTACGAAATGACCAAGATCCTCGTCACTGCCCTGGTTGCTGACACCTCCGCCACCGTGGAGTGGGCCCAGGACGTCCTCGGCGGTGACGCCTACGGGGTGGCCGTCTCCCTGGGCGACAAGCTCTTCCTCGTGTACCAGATGGACAACGACCCACAGGAGGACTGGCTGGTCGACATCATGGAGACCGAGGGTGAGATGGCCTACTGCCCGGACGTGCAAGGCTTCCCTTCCCAGGCTGCCGCCCTCCGCTACCTCGCCAGCAAGTTCTAACCCAGGAGGCCCGCTTCGGCGGGCCAACTTTCTGTCAACAAGTGCTTGCCTTTTGCTCTCGCCTGAGCGAAGATCTCTCTGCGGTCGGGAGATAGGCTCCTGACCCGAACCAAGAAATGGAGAGAACGAAATGAAAGCCATCAAATTCACCGCCAAGCCCTATACCTACGTTGGTGAGCTGATCCGCCTCCCTCGCCCCGAAGCGAAGTTCTGGAAGGTCTACAAGATTGTGGATGGCAAGGCATACGCGAAGCCCGCAGGCTTCGGCACCGACCCACGCGTCGCTTGCTGCTAATCACTATCCTGACACGCGGAGGCCCAGGGCGCTTGTCCTGGGCCGAATCACTATGGATGATTCATCCTACCCATGGAGATCATGGGAATCATTGTGGGTGATCCACCAATAGGAGCGTACTATGGATTTTGAATTTCAAGAAGTCGAGACGATCGACGCCGTCCCCGAGCAGTTCCGTGGCCTCTATGTCGAGGCTGACGGTAAGTTCAAGCTGAACGAAACCTACAAGGGCGTGGCCGAGGCCGTGACCGGCCTGAACCGCAGCCTGAAGGCTTCCCGCGCTGAAGCGAAGGCTCTCAAGGGCAGCAAGGTTGATCTCTCGCCGCTGGCTGAGTTCGGCGAAGACCCGGCGTCCATCGCGGAGGCTGTCAAGAACAAGCTGTCCGAACTGGAAGGCCAGCTGGCCCAAGGCGACAAGGCCAAGCTGAACCTGGACAAGGTGAAGCAGGATCTGGCCCAGGCCCACGCCAAGGATCTGGAAAAGGTCAACAAACGCGCCGAGGCGCTGCAATCCCAGCTGTACGGCCTGCTGGTCGAGAACGCCGCTACCACTGCCATCGCTGAGCTGAAGGGCATCCCCGAACTGCTGATGCCGTTCGTCAAGACCCAGGTCAACGTGGTCGAAGAGGACGGTGAGTTCCGCGTGTACGTGGTGGATCCACAAGGCGACCGCCGCTACTCGGGCGTGACCGGCCAGCCGATGTCCATCAAGGAACTCGTGGCTGAGATGAAGGCCAACGAGAAGTTCGGTCGCCTGTTCGAGAGCGAAGCTCCCCAGGGTGGTGGCACTCCTCCGGGTGGTGCCCGCCGTCCGAGCCAGCAACCCGCAGGCGAACGCTCCTCTGTGGACAAGATCGCCGCTGGTCTGGCCAAGGGCCAAGCTCGTGCTCGCGGGGGCTTGCGCCGCTAAACGGATTGCGCGACAATACGCGCATCAGGAACGTCTTCGGGCGTTCCTACCAAAGGCTCTCCGAGGGTGACCCAGAGGAGGCCGAATCCGAGTGACTCGGTAACTCTGAATCAATCATTTCAACTGAAGGAGAGATCCAATGGCATCCGTAACTCTGGTGGAATCCGCCAAGCTGGCGCTGGACGACCTGGTCGCTGGCGTTATCGAAAACGTCATCACTGTCAACCGCATGTACGAGATGATCCCGTTCGACGGCATCTCCGGTAACGCCCTGGCGTACAACCGCGAGAACGCTCTGGGTGACGTGCAAGTGGCTGGCGTTGACACCACTATTACTGCCAAGGCACCGGCGACCTTCACCAAGGTCACCAGCGAGCTGACCACCATCATCGGCGACGCCGAGGTGAACGGCCTGATCCAAGCCACTCGCTCCAGCGACGGCAACGACCAGACCGCCATCCAGGTGGCTTCCAAGGCGAAGAGCTGCGGTCGTAAGTTCCAGGACATGCTGATCAACGGCACTGGCGCGAGCGACGAGTTCGAAGGCTTGATCAACCTGGTGGCAAGCGGTCAGACTCTGAGCAATGGTACCGACGGTGCCGCTCTGAGCTTCGAGAAGCTCGACGAGCTGCTCGACACTGTGACCGACAAGGACGGTGAAGTCGACTACATCACCATGCACGCTCGCACTCTGCGTTCGTTCAACGCCTTGCTGCGTGCCCTGGGCGGTGCGTCGATCGGTGACGTGGTGACCTTGCCTTCGGGTGCTGAAGTTCCGGCCTACCGTGGTGTGCCGATCTTCCGCAACGACTACATCCCGACCAACCAGACCGTTGGCACCAGCACGAACTGCACCACTGTGTTCGCTGGTACCTTCGACGACGGTTCCCGTACCCACGGCATCGCAGGCCTGACCGCCGAAGAAGCCGCTGGTATCCAGGTCGAGGACGTTGGTCCTGCCGAAACCAAGGACAACTACATCACCCGCGTGAAGTGGTACTGCGGTCTGGCGCTCTTCTCCGAGAAGGGCTTGGCCGCGCTGCCTGGCGTGACCAACTAACGGCTTGGAGGGCTGGCTTCGGCTGGCCCTCCAGTCGTTCCTGGCCCAGCGAGCTGGCTGACAAGCCCGGCTGCAAGACACAAGGGCGAGCCGGGCGACTGGCTCGCCCTTTTTACTTGACAAGATGGAGAAAACGAGATGGCACATGTAGTTCGAATTTTCAAGACAGTCGGCCCGTTCGAAGGCAAGACCGTCACCCTGGGCGGCTGTCAGTTCGTTGACGGCAAGTACCGCTTCGAAGGTTCGGAGCGCGAGGCCGCGAACCTGGGCCGCTACCTGCAGCGCTGCTGGCAAGTGGTTCCGGACGACGACGCTTCGGTGCAGGAGACCGAGGAAGTCAACGAACCTGCCGCCGACGAGACCCCGAATACTGCCCAGCAGCTGGAAGCCAACCGCCTGGCGAACGCTCTGCGACAGCTCGACCCCGAAAACGACGACCACTGGACGAAGCTCGGCAAGCCTGCCATGTCTGCCGTTGAGCAGCTGTACGGCTCTGCTGCGGTGACCCGCGACGAAGTCGAGGCCGCCATCCCTGGCTTCACCCGCGACGTTGCCCGCGCTGAACGTGCTGCACAGGAGTAAGCCATGAGCCGATTCACCGCCGCCCAGATGGCCCAGGCCCGCAAGAAGGGCACCAAGCCTGCCCAGGCGAACGCCGCCCCTGCCGCCGGAAAGGTGGCGGTGAAGGTTCCCGCCGGGGGCCGTGTCAACATCCGTCGCATCGACAACGGTGTGGTGGCTGAGGTCACGGACTCCAAGTGGAACCGCGTGGGCGAGCACTTCGCTGCTGACGCAAGCTCGATCAACCTGGAGTAATTGA